GAAAACATTCGGGATTTTCTGTTGAACTTTAATCAATGCATCAGAAGGTTTTCTGGAATCTTCGTGACTTGCACAACTTGAAATTTCAACATTTAAAATGCCAGTTTCTACTTTTACTGGGTCATTTAACAATGCATTTAGTGATACCTCTTTTTCTATTTCTGTTTTACAAGCAGATAGTGCTAACGCACAGCAAGCACTGGCAATAATTTTCTTCATACAAACTCCTTTTTATAACATTTTCGGTTTAATCGGCAACGTGCAAATAAACTGTGCCCGCACGACTGCAGTGCTGAATAATTCTTCGGTAATATCAAACGGCGGGTAAAGTGGATTATCTGATAATGCACGAATGATGCCGCTCGGTATGCGTTGCAATCGTTTGATGTAAGTTTCCCCGTTTAAGTCGAATACATAAATTCCCTCGCCGACGTATGAATTTATTTTCACGTCAACAAAGCCCACATCACCTTTATTGATTGTCGGTGCCATGCTATCTGTCGGGATATTAATCAAGTAAATGCCTTCAGATGTTCTTCTACCAATAATTTCAAGTAAGCCCATTTCTGAAAAGTAAATCGATCTAATAATATCGGGGTAATCTTCATTGCTGAAACCGTTATAACCAGCAATAGCTGAAACGGACAAGTGATCAACTTTCACTTTATGTTCTGCACTCGGCTCACTAATAACAATTGATGTATCTCGTGACCCCTCCCCAGTTTTTAACCAGTTTGGATCTACGCCAAGTGCGGTGGCTATTTCTAAAATATTTTTAGGATCTCTAGTTTTACCGTTGATGATGTCACTAATAGCGGGTTGACTAACTCCAACCATTTTTGCAAAAGCATTCTTTGATAAGCGTTTTTCTTCAAGTAAAGCTTGTAAACGTGTTGCTAAATCAGACATATATTTCTCCTTTGGTTATAAGTTATAGGTAAACTTTGAATAAAACAATAAAATATTTCTTGCAATATTTAAAGTTTGCTTATAATATTTGTTTAAAGTTTTCTTATAGGCGGGGTTTTAATGAATAAAGCAATTGAAGAAGCAGTAAAAATTGTTGGTAATCAATCAGCTTTAGCAAGAGCGTGCGGGGTTAGTCAACCAACGGTGAATTTGTGGTTAAACGGCGGGAATATGGATGTGAAACATATAGTTTCAATCATTAAAGCCACAGACGGCAAAGTGACAGCCGAAGAAATACGCCCCGATGTTGATTGGGCTGTAATTAAAGGTGTGAATTAGTGAAAGGTGTGTGTATGTGTCAAAAATGTCAAAAACAAAACCCCGACAACGCGGGGCTTATCAAAATAAAAAGCGTGGTTGCTAGTCCCGCTGTTGATTTTGTGGAAAGAACATCTCAACAACCTCGCCGAATTCGTCAAGCATGTCAAGGTTGTGGTCGGCTAGCCTTGCTAGATGTATCAACGCATTTTTGCGTATCTTGTCGCTTAAAGCAGCATCTTGCTCACCAAGAACAAGCAAAAGTGTATTTAAAATCACTTGCGTTGCAGTCAGTTGATAGTCTTGACGAGCCAACAATTGCGACAAATCAAAATTATCTTCTTCAAGAAATTCAAGGCGTTCTTCAATCGTTAACTCGTCATCACGAGCGTTTATATCATTTTCATTTAAGTTCATTTGCGGGGTTCCCAGAGGTTATTCAAAAAGGTGAACAATATATTAAAGCATTAAATGGATTGATCAACTCATTAGAAAAACAAGAGGTGAAGTAATGGCGCAGGTGGATATTCGTTGCCCCAAATGTGGTTCTGCTAATTTGAAAGTTCGCACATCCGAAAGAATGACAATGCACAGTTCAAAAACATTGTTGTTCTGTCATAACTGCAACGCTTGCAAGATTGAAGTGATGAGTGAAATCACACAAGTGGCAATTGCCAATTATGAAATCAACGAAGCCGCAATGCGAGTGAATAAACCATTAGATCAGACAGATACACGTCAAATCGAAATCGAAACATAAACATCATTAATTTTCATTCATAAACCAGTCGCCGTTTTTTTCAAAATAAAAACGGTGGGATTTTTTCAACCTAAATTTGAGGAATTGAACAATGATTAAACAAAAAAGAAATCAGAAAGTGACAGAGAAAAACAAGCAAAGAGTGAATGTTTTCAAGCTACAACAACGTGTTGAGAGTTTAGAAAAGCAGTTAGCACTACAACTTCGCATTAACGCAAATCAAGTGACATTTAATGATATGAGAGTGCTTAACGAAGAAGTGACTTATAGAAACATTAGTGAGCTTAGTAACGATGTTATCACGTTAAAACAAAACATTGTGAAACGCGCAATCAATCGTTTTTGGGCGTTTTTAGGTAAGTAAGAAAGAGAAAAGGGGGCAAATATGGCTTTCACCGATTTTCCTGTATTTGACAAAACAAGTTCAGAAGTCAACGAACAAGGCATTGCAGAAGTGCGGGCAAAAATGCATTGGGAAACTAACCCAGCCGTGCGCCAGTTCAATAAATTCTATCGCGATAATCAGGCGACATTTATTGAAATCTCAAAGCGTTTGGGGTGGGAAGTGAAAGACAGTCTTGAAAAATACAGTCTTGAAGAACGCATTGAGATTGCAGAAACCATTCGTTTATTAAAGCCGTTTATTACCGCTTTTTCTATTCCCGTGAGAATACAAGATTTTAAAAATGCCGAGGTGAAGAATGTTAGTCATCAATAAGAAATTAACCGCACAAGGCATTGCGTTAGTTGCGCAATTACACAGTGAACAATCACGCGCTTATACAACCCTTTGTGAGCAATATTATCACGCATTAGAAAAGGGCGATATTGAGAAAGCAAAAGCGGTTTATCAGCAAATGTTAGAGCAACATCAAAAACTTTTTAAAAGCTGGTTTGAAATGAAAACAGGAGAATATCAATGGAATTAGAAGGCGTGGTAAGAGTGCTTTTTATTAGCGCGTTAGTTTTGGGAATTGTTTATGTGATGTATGTGATTGAGAAAATGGGAGAGTAAGCGATGAATTGGTATGACATGGTAATCAGTTTAGATTGTGGTTCAGAGGTGATTATTAAGCATGAAAATAACAAATATCAGTTATTTGAAGTGTTGGAATATATTGAAAATCACGACACACCATGGAACAAAGGGATGTCAGTTAGACCGCTTGGCGAAGAACACAAGGATATTAATCAGGCGTTGGGCGAACTGCTTTATTTTGCATTAAACGAATACGAAACGCTTGCGTTAAATGAAATGAGCGAAGTCGTGAAAACAACGATGAACAAGATTGAAGAATGGTTCAAGTTGCATAGTGAATATTTAGCAACGTTATAAGAAAGGCGGAATACAGATGTTGAATAGAGGAACAAACTTAGAAAAATTCGATGTGAATAGAGCATTAGCGGGTGAACCAGTGCGTTTGAGAAACGGATTAAAAGCATTTGTTACGCATAAATTAAACGTCGATTTAATTTCCACATCTCAAGAAATTGAACCTTATGAGTTAGTCGGTTTTACCGTTCAAAATGGAAAGTTTAATGGTGTGATATGTTGGACATTAAGTGGCAATTTTTATCAACATGTCGAAGGGACTGAGTTTGATATTGTTGAAATGTGGAATGACAACATCATCAAAGTTGATTTGCCCCGACCATTAAAAACGGCAGAACGAAATCAGCATGTTTATTTTATTACAGCAAAAGGCATTAGTTCTGTCGTTTATAAAGAAACTGCAAACGATTTATTAATGCTTGAAGATGCTCGCTTTTTTGCAACAAGAGAAGATGCAAAAGCGTGGGAAGATTTAGCAAAACGTGTGCGAGATATGTAATGTTTGATGCCGTGTTAGACAATATTAACTGGATAGCTGATCCGGTTAAACCAGAGGCGACCGTTGAAGAAACGAAGAAAGAGCCGTTTTTTCAACGTTCGCCAATGGTAAAAGCATCAAGATCACTTGACGGTATGACACCTCATCAGATTGAGTTATTCAATTTTGATGAGTTGTCATTTCCTCACGTCAATAAATATATAGCCGGTTTGCCAGATTATTTAACGAAATATTTTGTTAAACGCTACATTCGCACATTCAAAGCAAAAAGTCGTCGTGATGCAAATTTGTGGATCCGTGAGGTAATGGATAACGGGATTTTGGCGCGCGTTGAGGGCGTGATGAATCGTTACCCGATCTCAAAAATTATCAATAAAGATGACGGCACAATTTATACATTTAATCAATTTGAGGGTGGCAAACTCAAAAGAAAAACAGTGGGCTTAGATGAGTTTTCTATTAATGATGTAGAGAATTTTTCCAAGTCTATTGCTGCAGATATCGAAGAATTAATCATGCAGTTTGAAGAAAAGTACATCAAAACAGAAGTGAAAAATGCGAGAACAGAAGAAGAAATTGACCGCATTTTTACCGCACTTTATCAAAAAATGGCGTATTACACGCACTTGAAAGGCGTAACCCCGCCTTTTTATCATCAATTCAAAGAAGGCTTGCTTGACGAAAACAGAATGAACATCGCAATGGAAAAAATGCGTTGTGAAAAATGGTGGTTTCGTCAACTTTCGACTATTCGCTCGCGTATTCGTGAGCATTTACATATTGCCGTTGGTGCAGTGCAGAAAAAAGCAAGTCCCTATGCGAGCCGTGAGGCGATTGCTGAATGGCGTTTGCAAAAGCGCAAAAACTCACAGTACATCAAACAAATGGCATTAGTGAATGAAGACGATGACGAGGAAATCATCGGGCTTGATGAGATGTTTTACAAGACAGTTTCAAATCCAGCGGTGCGCCGTGCGGAATTAATGGTGCGTATGCGTGGCTTTGAAGAAGTCGCAAAACATCTTAACTATGCGGGCGAGTTCTACACATTAACCGCCCCATCTTCTTATCACGCAGTACATTCGCACGGTGGCTTTGTGAAAAACTGGAATTTCTCAAGCCCAGCAGACACACAAAAATATTTGTGTTCGGTATTCGCAAAAATCCGTGCAAGTTTGAAACGCCAAGGCATTAACCCGTTCGGCTTTCGTGTTGTTGAGCCACATCATGACGGCACACCTCACTGGCACTTGTTGCTATTCGTTGAGCAAGACAAAGTGAATGCAATGCGTGCAACGTTTAAACGCTATGCACTAGAGGAAGACGGCAGTGAGAAAGGGGCAGATGAACACCGTTTCACAGCGAAAGCAATCGACTGGGAGAAAGGCTCGGCAACAGGCTACATTGCGAAATACATTGCGAAAAACATCGACGGCTATGCGTGTGATGAAGACGTGGATTTAGAAACTGGTGAGAAGTTAAAAGACATGAGCCGAAATGTATCGGCGTGGGCGAGAAAATGGCGCATTAGACAATTCCAACAAATCGGCGGTTCACCAGTGACGGTATGGCGTGAGCTACGTCGCAAACGCGGTGGCGAAGTTGCGGGCGATGAGCAATTAACAAAGTTAGTTGAAGCGGCAGACCGTGGGGACTGGGCTGAATATACATTATTACAAGGAGCGGGAATGCCGACAGTAAAACGTGATGACTTGCTGGCCCGTACTTGCTATGAAAACAGAAAACCAAATCAGTATGGTGAAGTAAGTAAAAAAATCATCGGTTTCTTTAATCAGAAAGCAATTGAGTTCAAAACTATTTTAACAAGAACAACGGTTTGGAAGTTGATTAAGAAAGCCGTTGTTGAGGGGGATTTAAAAAATAGCGGTCGCAGACCGCCTTGGAGTTCTGTCAATAACTATACGGAACGAAAAATCAACACAGAGGATTTTTCACCGGATTATCAGCAATCACAATTAGAAAAAGGCGAATTATTAACCGCTATTGCTAAACGCAAAACGTGGTTAGAGAAAAACAACATTGTTTTAACCCCGCAAGACCAGATGATTTTATTAGTCGGTGGCAAAGTGCGGTTAAAAACTGACGAGCTTTTAATATTTAAACATGGCGCATTGATTAAAACTGGCGTGATGAAGTGGGAGGCGTGATGAATAAAGAAACGGTGAAGTTAGAAATCTACGCGGGAACAGTTGAAGAAAGTTTGTGGGCGGTGCAGTTTTGCTTTTTTTACGACAAAGAAAAGTGGGAAGAAATGACGAAAAATCAACAAATTATGGAGATAGAGAAAGAAGTTGCAAAGTGTGTGAGCGTTGAGCAAGCAATGATTGAGAATGGTCCTGATTTTTATCGTTTTGAAGTCGTGGCAGAAATCGGGAATCAGAAAAAATCGGTTAAATATGATGTGTTGAAAAAGTTATATAGTCGGCTTTATTCGTGGCAGAAGAAAGAACTGATGATGATTTATGCGAACACGTTAGTTGATTGGGATTTGAAATGGGTAAGAGGTTAGATAAATGAGATATGCACTAGATAACTGCGATGCAGTCGATTTTTTAAAAACAATGGGTGATTCAAGCGTTGATTTAGTTATCACTGATCCCCCTTATGAGTCATTAGAAAAACATAGAAAGCGTGGCACAACAACACGTTTGAAACAAAGTGCAGCATCAAGCAATGAGTGGTTCGAGATTTTCGGCAATGAGCGATTTGAAGAATTATTCACAGAAATTTATAGAGTGTTAAAAAATAATAGCCATTTTTATTTATTCTGCGACCAAGAAACAATGTTTGTAGTAAAACCAATTGCGGAAAAAGTTGGGTTTAAATTCTGGAAACCGATTGTGTGGGATAAAGAGTGCATCGGAATGGGGTATCACTATCGTGCGAGATATGAATTTATTCTGTTTTTCGAGAAAGGAAAACGAAAATTAAATGATCTCGGTATTGCTGATGTAATTAATGTTAAGCGTATCGCAAGAGGTTATCCGACAGAAAAGCCAGTTGAAGTATCAGAAATTTTAATAAAGCAATCATCTGCAGAAAACGACGTTGTACTAGATTGTTTTATTGGGTCGGGATCAGTCGGCGTTGCTGCAGTGAAGTTAAACCGAAAGTTTTTTGGTAATGACAAAAAAGAAAGTGCAATAAATTTGGCATTTGAGAGATTGGAGGAAGTATGCAACAGACAATAACAAATGAACAACTATTTAAAAAAATTTGCGAAGTTCAACAAGCACTATTTTCTCAAGAAAAGCGGGGATTATGGACTATTCAAGATGTGGCTGATTTTTGCGGTTTTTCATATCATCACACATATAGAGAAATTGTTTCTGACCCCACGT